ATTGGCAAAATTTCCCCTTGCTTTCACACCTTAACTTATGGTATCATGAAGCACAGCGAGACGGGAAACCGCCTTTGCTCACGGAAAGCATAGCATAGCATTGGAGGTGAATCAAGATGGGAATGTCAACACGTATTGGAAGGAAGGTAACTGTAACCACATGTACATGCGTGATTATGAATGGGCGAGACGTCGAGCATGAGGAAGTGGAGCTTTACGGAGATTACAATGACGTAACGCGAGCTACGAATGCTGTTCGCAAGAAGCTAGGAACGCAGCAGGTTTTGGTTGAATCTGTGAAGCATCGAAGTGCATACTACTCGATGCCAGTCGAGAAGTTCGTGCAGGAAGCAGACCAAGTAACTGAACGTAAATCATTTGATGAAGAGGAGTAACTAAAATGGCAGAGAACATCGTGAAGTCTGAGAACGCAGCTATCGTCGAGGACAATGCATTCAACATTCCGCAGGGATATGTTTGTACTCTTGACATGACTACCACCGAGGGTAAGAAGCAGGTCGCACAGGCCCTTAATGGTTCCACTCCGCTCAAGGACAAGATGAACGAGGTCATTAACCTGATTGGAGTTATCACTACTCCAGGTACTCGTGCCGTGTCTGGTAATGACTGCACCAACAACTATCTTATTGCTGACGATGGAACTGTTTATTTCTCGCAGTCTGATGGCGTGACTCGTAGTGTCAAGGTAATCGTTGCCCTTTGGGGCGAGGAGCTTGCCAACGGAAATAGTGTTCCTGTCAAGTGCATTATCCAGAAGCTCAACAACGGCAACACTCTCAAGACCATCGTGCCTGCATAAGACTAAACGCAAGATATAACGACTCGGAGCGCGGAGCGGAGGAAAATAAACTCCGTTCTGCGCTTTTATTTTCTCTAAGGAGGTGTTGATATGTCAAGCAATTATCAACGCGCTAGGAATGCGCGAGACAAGGCGCAACGTCGAATAGCGGACCTGAAAGCGCAGCTTAACGACACAACAAATGCAAACATAAAGAGCCGTATAAGAAAGGACATAAAGCGCATACAGAGAGCTATGAGCAATACGCGAACCTACAGCACAAAGACTGGCAAGAGGATGCACACGAGCAAGCAGGTTGCGCGAGGAATAGAAAAGCTAAGTAGCCTGCTTGAAGAGTTCCCGCTTAAGGTTCCACGGCAAAAGAACAAGTCGTTCGAGGTTCGCATGAACATGGCATCGAACCAGCGCATTCAAGGGCCATCACAGAATGCAAAGCATACAGTTGGAGAGGAGATTAGCGGCCTTACTAAGTCACAAGTACAAATATTCTATCGTGCCACACAGAAAGCATGGCAGAATGTGCCAGTTGAGCAGCGAAACGAAGCCATATTGAAATACTATCATCAGCGTGACCTTGAAAAACTTTTCAATGATGTTCTTTCAGGTCAGCGAAACAGGGACGTAGAGAAAGCAAACGAAATTCTTGCAAATCCAGATGACTACACCGATGCTGAAAAGAAGTGGGCATATGAAACCATACAGGATAACGACGACGAGTTTCGTTATGTTTCGGCTGTATCTGGCGCAGTATCAGCAGAGGTTTCTCCAGTCGCTCCAATGTAGCGAATACGATACCACTGATGATGTTGCTCTGGAAGATGATGCTATGAGGAAACGCAGGAAGTTTGAAATCGCAGCGTCATACGATACAGAGACAACGAACATAGGAGAGGGAGAGGATACAAGGGCTTTTCCAGTTTTGTTCATTGATAATCGTATCGTACACGTTGACTTGCGTAACTATGAGCCTGAACGAGATGATGACATTAGGTTCTATAGGCACGAGGAAGAAATGATGCAGGCCATACGCGACTACATAAAGATTGGGCAAATTGATGGCAAGGTTCCAATTATTTGCGCGTATAACCTGATGTTCGACCTACAGCCGCTAATGGAACTTCTTGACTCAGAATATGACATGCAGGTAAATGCTCAGAGCAGCACTAACGTATACACTATAGATTTGTACGAGCAGGACACAGACAACATGCTACTGCGTTTCTGGGACACATATCATCTTGAGATGCGCGGACTGGCCGCAATGGGAGAGACGGCAGGACTACCAAAGGCCATTGGCGATTGGAACTATGACCTGATTCGCACACCAGATACCGAACTGTCTGATGATGAAAAGTTTTACGCAGGGCGAGATACGCAGGTCATACCAATGTATCTTAGGTATCTTCTACGAGCAAACGAGTGGATGAAGCAAGAGGACTTTGGAAACAGGGTCCTAACCAAAACGTCAATAGTTAGACAGATGGCAAGACGCGAGATAGGTAGGATACAGGTAGGTAAGCGTGATGGAAAGAAACTATCGCTCGACAAGGCATTCATGGAGCACTGCAAAGCAGAGGATGCTAATACGTTCGCTCAATACGCATTACGCAAGGCATGCTTCCGTGGAGGATTCACGTTCACTGCTGCTGCTACTGCAAGCATGGTTGTACACAACGTTGTATCACTTGATGTAACCAGTATGCACCATACATTCATAAATGGTAGGCTGCAACCAGAAGAGTTCGTAGTATGCTCGAATCACGACATTGAAGTGTTTTGCAAAAGGATACTAAACACGAAACTTGAAGAGATTCTTTCGCATTACGAGAAGCCATTCGATGTAGCCATACATGCTCGCGTGAAACTAACAAATGTACGAATAAGAAAGGGAACGTGTTTCGATGAATGGGGCATAGCCCTAGAGCCAGCATCCAAGTTCAAGCGTTCGTTGCAATATGAGGAAAACTATGGCGAGGATGCGCGTAACGTAGAAGCAGACAACTACATCAGAAGCTATGGATGGCATGACGTTGTAACAGGAGGAAAGTTCGCGTTCGGAAAGCTGTATGCAGCGAAAGAGGTGATAATGAATCTTTCCGAGCTGGAACTTTGGTGCATGGGACAAGTATACGAGTGGGATTCTCTGGAATCACTGTTTGGTGAGGCATCAGCAAAGTTCAGGGTTCCACCAGATTTCGTGACGCTTCAAAGCAACGAGCTTTTCGAGATGAAGAGCGCAGCCAAGTTCATAAGCAAGCACTATAACTATGGTGAACCGTATAAGTACAATCTATCAGGCATTCCAGATGGGATTGCTAAAGAGCTGCAAGCTGGAACGTGCAATCCACAGTTCTTCGAGAGCTGGTATACTGGAACCGTAAAGGGTATGTTCAACGGTATCTATGGAACTCAGGCTCAGGACGTTCGCAGACCATCCTATAAGGTGCAAGACGGAGAGCTGGTAATTGATGATGATACGAGAGTCACGGCAGAAAACTACGACGAGCACAAGCCAGGGAACTTGCGAGTGCTTTATACCTACGGATTGCGCATCGTGGGTGGAAGCAGGTTGCATATGGTCATCTCGATGGAACTACTCCACAGGGCGATGGGAACTCGTTGCCGTGTGTTGGGTGGGGACACAGACTCGATGAAATGCGCCTGTGACGCAGACGTTACGGACGACGAGCTAGAAGCTGCATTGGAGCCTATAGCAGTTGCATCGAAGAACGCCATAAACGTTGCAATGAGACGTGTGCGAAAGACGTTCCCGAAGATGGCATCCACATTGAATGGAATCGGCTCGTTCGACATAGAGAACAGAGGACACCACTACGAGACGCACATAGAGCTTTGGAACAAGTGCCGCGTGTCTTTCGACGGCAAGGCCCATGTCACGTGCGCTGGACTAAGGCGTCCAATCGGTCAGATAAACATGGAAACAGTCATAACGGAACTTGCAAAGCACTATCCGATAGATTACGTGTTGCAGGAGACTATTGGCTACAACGTGTTCGTTGAACCATCCGTGTCGCACGCACTGGAAAAGCACCAGCCACGTGCCAACAGCAGGTACGACAAAGACGTGACCGATTGCAACGGAACGACGCGACACGTCACGTCGCACCAGTCACCAGCGCTGTACCCAGCGGGAAGGTGGTTGGGAGAGACGCTGAAGGCCACGAACCTCAGTAGCGTCACGTACCTGCGCGACGTGTATGGACGAGAGGTTGACACCACATGCCGCTACGTCGGAACGGACGGAAACCGCATATGGGTGAAGCGAGACGGCGATAACGGCATAGAGACTATCATGGAGTGCGAAGTGGAGAAATGAAAAAATACTACGACTGGGAAAAGACCCTCTCGTATGACGCTGACGTTACTATGGTAATCGGAACTCGTGGCGTTGGAAAGACGTTCGGCCTGCGCAGACAGTTCATACGCGACTACCTGCGCCACGAGTGGCGTTTCGTTGAAGTTACGCGATACAAGAACGAGCTAAGCGGAGTTTCTGATGGATACTTCAACAGGCTAGAAAAATTGCCTGAGTTCAAGGATTACGTGTTTCGCACTGACGCTCGCTATGCTTATATCGCAAAGAAGCCAGACGATGAAAAGAAGAAGCCGTTCTGGAAGATGTTCGGATATTTCGTAGCGCTCAGCGACGCACAGAGGATGAAGAAAAGAACGTTTGACAACGTAAGGAGGATTCTGCTCGATGAAGCCATATTGGAACGGTCGGACAGGTATCATCGCTATCTGCCTAATGAGTTCGGCGTACTGGCTAACTTGGTCGATACTGTCTCTCGTGAACGAGCGGATACCAAGGGTGTCACTCCCCGTGTTTATCTACTTGGTAATGCTTGTGATTTGGCTAATCCTTATTTTGCGGCATATGGAGTAGGAACAGACTTGAAATTCGGCTATAGGTGGTACGCAGAAAAGACGTTCCTGATGCACTACGTACCAGCAGGAGAGTACGGTACGCAAAAGGCGATAGGCACCGTTGCAGGACGAATGATGGCCAACACCGAAGCGGGAAAGGTTGCTTTGGAAAACGAGTTCGTGCGAATCAACTCGGAGTTCGTAAAGAAAAAGCCGAAGAACGCGCGTTTTTCGTTCGGCATAGTGTGCAATGGGAACAAGTTCGGAATATGGCTAGACCAGATGGACGGTTACTATCACGTTACCGACAACATACCGAACAACACTGGAAGGCCAGTCTACTCTCTCACACGGCAGGACGCATCAATAAACTACGTGGCTGCAACGCATTTGGGCAGCACCATGAGGTACGTGCTGGACATGTACACCTATGGGCTGCTCAGGTACGAGAGCGAGGACGTTATGATGAAGTTCGGTGACGTGCTACAGATGTTCGGAATAAGGTGAGAGGATTACAAATGGCAACATGTGGTGATTGCACTTATTTCACAAGCTGCTTCAACAGTCACGAACAGCCAAACAACGAGGACCACGAGATATGCGGCCGATATTTAAGACATGAGAATGAGTTTTCTAGAAGCGACTTGGAGCACCCAAAGAGGTACGTGCACGGCAGCGTGGAATGTTTCGACATGCTAGAAGCGGCACTGTCACCAAGGGAGGTGATTGGTTTCTACAAGGGATGCATTCTCAAGTACATCTGGCGAGAGCGGGACAAGGGAGGTTGGTACGACTTGCAGAAGGCTGAGGTCTATGCTAGACGCCTGAACGAGTTCTGTGCTAGAATAGGTTTGTCGGGTGACGTTCCGCATGATGTGAGTATTGGCTGTGCGAGAGATACGGATTGAGTTCCGCGCACGTCAAGCGAACCCTATCAGTCGTTTCAACGGATTGCGGTTTTTCGTTCGTTCGACGTATAATGTGGCTAGGAGCTGCACGGCAGTCTCCTAGCCGCTTTGCCATATAAAGTCGTTACGCTGGAAGGAGAAACACATGGGAGATACAGACGATATTGACGAGACGCAAGACGATGTGCAGGAGGCGAACGAGGGCAACACCGAAGCACCAGACACGGGACAGACGGGTAGTGACACTGGTTTGGACACCAATGGCATCGACTCTCGACTCGATGCGATTGAGGAAATGATTCAGCGCATGAACGGCACCATGAACAAGATTGTGTCCGCGCAGAGCGCGCTCGTAGGAAACGGCGTAATCTATGACGTGGACGATACCGACCCATCTGACGATGACAACGTCGGCGCTGCAAGGAGCAGCGTTCTCGACCTGTCCATTGACGACATTGATTAGGAGCATAAGACATGGCAACTGACAACGCAACAATTATCAGGGACGTTTGGCTTAATGGAACCAACGACTTCCAGCAGCGAATCCCAGACCCCACTCAGGGCAACATCCAGGCAACCATCGACGCGCTGTTCGAGCCGATGAACAGGCAGTATTTCAACCAGTTCATCGACCAGCTCGTCATGCGCATCGGAGACACGTTCGTGCATCAGCAGAGCTACAAGAATCCGCTCGGAGTCTTCAAGAAGAGCAAGATGATGTATGGCGACACCTTGCAGGAGATTATCCCGAAGTGGATTCGAGCGCATTCGTATGTGGATGACGCAGAGGACGTGTTCAAGATGGCGCGTCCAGAGGTCGCAACCTGGTACCACTCCCAGAACCGTCGTGACCGCTACGACATTACCATCAACGACGTTGAGCTGCGTACCGCGTTCACCGACAACTACGGACTCAACAAGCTCGTCGCGGCCATTCTCTCCGTTCCGATGAACAGCGACGAGTACGACGAGTATCGAATCATGATGCAGCTCATTGCATACTACGAGCACGCATGGGGATTCTACAAGTACAAGCTCACTGGCGCACCAACCACCGATGTGACTGGCAAGGAGTTTCTTGCCGCCGTGCGCTCCATGGCTGGAAGGCTGAGGTTCCCGAACACCATTTACAACTCTGGCGCAATCGAGGACGTTCCAGTTTTCGTCAAGCCGACCGAGCTAGTGCTTCTCATTACCCCAGACGTTCAGGCAAACGTGGACGTGCAGACGCTCGCTGGCGTGTTCCAGCTCGACAAGGCCGACATCAAGTATCGCACCGTCCTCGTTGACGAGTTCCCTGTGAACGATTGCGTCGCGCTTCTCACCACTGAGGACTTCTTCCAGTGCAAGGACACCGTTTACGAGACTACCAGCGCCTATAACCCAAAGACCCTCGGAACCAACTATTTCCTGCATCACTGGGGAATCTACAGCGTTTCGCCGTTCGTTCCAGCAATCATGTTCACCACTGGTGATGGTACCAGCGTTACCACTGTGACGCAGTCCGTGACTGGAATGACCGCAACAATCGACAACGAGACTCCCGACAAGGGCGATACCACGGCAATCAAGGTTAAGCTCAATGGCACTCTCGACCCAGCAAACGTCGATGGAATCAAGGTTGCTCCCAATGCTGCGACCTACGAGACTACAGTCAAGACTTCCACTGGCGATGTGGTAAACAGCCCTGCCACGCGAGTTGACGAGTACGGAGTTCTCCATGTCTCCAACAAGCTCGACTATGGCGATGTAATCACAGTCAAGGTCACCAGTTCTTACGTCAACCCCAGTGGAAAGACCAGCGAGTACACTGCAACCGTAACTGCCACTGTAACGGCGTCTGCGTAATACCGTCACTCTGCACTTAGCTGTTGCATCTGTCGTGGCGGAACTGGTTTCGATTATCAGTTCCGCCACATCTCATAACGAAAGGAGGTTGCATGGACTTCTCGCATCTGGCGGACACCAAGTTTCCAAACATCGAAACCGCTTCTCCGTATGCCTTAAAGAACACGTTCGATTACACTCGATGGGTTCCAGACACTAAGATTCACCTTGTAAACGTATTGTGGAACAACGATTACACAAACGTGGTTAAGTTCGAGGACGACAATGCAAGAGACAAATGGTTCGATGCGATTGAGGACTCGTTCACGCTCAAGCTCACGAGCAATGCCAGGGTCGTCCCAGACGGCTCAATCAAGCTACCTCTGCCATACGACGTCGCATGTCGATACAACTACCTGTTTGTGGACATTCCGCTCGCAACGTCAAAGGAAGCGCTCATACAGAACGAGACTGATTGTGGCGTTCGTCGTTGGTACTTCTTTGTCGGCGATGTGTCTTACTCTGCTCCTAATACTACGGTTGTTTATCTGCAACCTGATGTATGGACTAACTTTATTGATAGCGCTCGTCTTACTTACATGATGCTAGAAAGGGGACACGCCCCAGTATATGCGTCTGACGTTGACACGTATCTGTCGAACCCTATCAATAACAACAGATACCTGCTTGCACCCGACGTGAACTTCGATGACGAGTCAGTCGTGCGAGACTCAAAGTATATACCTGTAGGCTCAGGAACCAAGTACATCGTCATTGCCAGCACGGCTGGATACAATCAGATTCAGAGCGGAGCACTTGGCACAATACAGGCCGGAAGTTCGTTCAGCAACCCAACGTACTCCGACACTTCTGACTGGTACGGCTATCAGTTGCAGGTAAACGGATACGGATTCGGAAACGGAAAGGATTACTCGCAGCTAGACGCAAAGGTGAACATGTACAACAGGCCTGGAAACAACATGCCTACGTCGCTTGACACCTATGCGATTCCAGCCAATGATGTGAGCTTCCTTGAGGACTGCCGAAACCGCAACCCTGCTTTCCTGCGCACCATAAAGGCAATGTTCGTCGTGTCCGAGGAAATGATTTCGCTAGACTCAGAGTTTACGTTCCTTGGGCACATAATCTACCACGTAACTGGAACGAACAGGACGCTGGAAGGATACTCTCTGTCGAAGGACATGTTCCACTTCGACGCAGACGAGGAGCGTTTCGCAAAGCTGTACACTTTCCCATACTCGCGCATCGAGGTGTCCGACAACTCGGGAAAGACGTCCGAGATTCGAATAGAGAACACCAGCTCCATTGGTGCAAGGCTTCTTACCAGCGTGGCGTTTCCAATACTTGACTGTCGCGTGTACCTCACTGGCGTGAACGGCGAAGGCTCGCAGAGCTACGTGTGGAAGAACCTCAACGGAGACGAACTTGACAGGCAGGTTCCAAACGGAGACTGGGGAAGCCTGCTTTTCGAGCTGGACATTCCAACGTTCGCACTGTACATCGACGCAGAGACGTCATACATGCTCGACTCGTATTCAAGCTCGTTCGCCAACGCTAGAGAGCTTGCACTTACCGCGTACCACAACGCAGTTCGCTCGGCCAATCTAGGATACGCAAACGGAGTGGCATCTGCAAGGAACTCTCACGAAATCAGCGTTGGTGACGCAAACACGGCGCAAGCCAACGCGAACGCATCTGCATCGACCGCAAACAGCAATGCCATAGACTCGGCAAACACTGCACAGGCCAACGCAAACGCCATGGCAGGAACGACGCGAACCAACACGAACAACATGGCAAGCGCCGCACGCTCAAACACGAATGCCACGATTGCAGCAGCATCGGCAAATGCCAGTGAAGCCAACTCAGCGTCATCCTCTGTCATGACCAACCAGAACACGATAGCACGATGGGACACGAACGACTCCAACTATGTCTCCATATCCACGGCCGAAACCAACAACCAAGTCTCAATCGCAACGACAAGGACGTCTGGGCAGGCTGGAATAGCATCAGGAATCGCAAGCGGAGCAGTTTCTGGTGCGATGGCAGGTGGCGGCGACCCAGTGATGGGCGCCATAGGTGCCATTGCAGGCGGTGTCTCTGGTTGGGTTACCAGTTCGATAAGCGCGGATGCGGCAAACTCCAACGCAGCAATGATGGCTCAGGCGGCGTCTGACGTAACCGACGCCACAACCAACGCAAACAGCAACATCGTTGGTAGGCATATCGATGCTGGTCAGCAGAACACCGACCGAATGAACAGGGCACGCACCAACCAGACGAACAACAACAACGCGGCTCTGGGAACGCAGCGTGACAACAACTACAGCGCGGCTACCACAAATGCGTCGAACCTGTACACAACTCAGACTGGAAACAGCGCGAGGACTCGCAACACAGCGGTAAACAATGCCAAGCGTCAGTACGACACAAGCGTCGCAAACGCAAGTCGAACCCATTCGGAAAGTATATTCGATGCGGACAACATACTGGCAACGAGCAATGCCAACAGCGCGAGGTCTAGGGAGATAGGCGTACTCAACGCAAAGGAAACTCTAGAGACGGCACAGGACACTTCCAGAAACAGACTTCTGGACGCACGACGAGGGGCACCAGTTAAGCTGACTGAGACAAGCGGCGATGGCGCAAACATGTACTATGGGCAGAACGGCATACAGTTCAGGCTGAGGACACAGAGCGATTCGGCCATAGCGCAGACTGCGGCACAGTTCGCGCGATACGGATATGCGCTCAACCAAATCTGGGACGTTGAGTCAAGCGGGCTTAACCTCATGAAGCACTTCACCTATTGGAAGGCGTCGGACATATGGGTTGACGTCCGCAACGTCGCAAGCTCTGATATAGGGGCGGCAATACAGAGGGTGTTCGAGAATGGCGTGACCGTCTGGTCCAACCCAGACGAAATCGGAAAGGTGGGAATATATGACAACTGACAACGCTTCCAGCACGACCGACGAGAGCACAAAGACAACTGCCGAGGAAACAGGCACCACTACAGACGTAACCGAAACCACAGATAGCGGAGATACGAGTGGCGAGCAGCCAGTGCAGCGTTCCGTCCACGAGCTTCTGAAGCTGGGTACGTTCCAAGGAATGACCGACGCGGAGATTCAGTCCCTAATCGACTATTATGTCGAAGTGGCGCACAACGACGAGCACACCAAGGCGGTTCAGGCCACGGAGATTCAGACGATGAACGCCCAGTGCGCCGCATACGACTCGCTGCGAGACGATGCCAACAGCGTCCTGAAGCAGGTGTTGGCAGCCCCGCTGAACCTTGCTATAATAGACGAGAGCGGAAACGAGGTGTAAGCATGAGCAGACGTGGCGGAAAGAAGCGCAACGCTCCTAATCCCTGGAATGGTCGCGCCGATTACGGAAACTGGGAGTATTGGCAAAGCGCGTCAGCCAACCAACGCACATATCTATACTATGTAGACATCATCACAAAGATGGCGCTGAGCCGCTTCCGCTGGATTAACCTGCCTGAAACATGCGACGAGCGCTATCTGGAGATGACTCTCGTTACGCAGGGAATCGCATCCATTGCATTCCCGCGAAAGATGGAGGGAACGTTCCTGTCCCTACAGTGCGCGCAGCAGGGACAGCCGAACATGTACGACAGGCCAATACGCTGGCTTGCCATCGGACAGAACGGCAGCAGGTACTCGTGTGACGCAAAGAACGGCGTAGTCGTGTTCGACAACGAGACGCGCTATCCTCTCATGGATGGAATAAGGCTGTACGCAAACGAACTCACGCACCTGCGCCTTACGCGCCGCATGAACAGGATGCACCAGCAGATTCCGTTCATCCTCACTGGTCCGCAGGAGAGAAGGCAAGACATGGTGAACCTGTTCAAGCAGGTGGCTGGTGGAGAGCCTGCCATTCTGGCAACAGATGACATTCAGCAAATCGGTTACGAAGCAATGTCCACTGGTGTCGAGTTCATCGGCGAGCAGTTGGCAGTTGACGAGCAGAACATATGGAGCCGAATATACACCATGCTTGGCTTGACCAACACGACGATGAAGCAGGAGCGAATGACCGAGGACGAGATTCGAGCGCAGAAGGCGCCATCCGAGCTTGTTCTCGAATCGTGCCTTATCGAGCGCAGAAAGGCGGCAAGGGAGCTTAACGAGAGATTCGGCGCGTACCTAAAGGCACCAATCGAAGTAGTGATGCGTCAGGACAACGAGAGCCAAAACTGGAACATCGCGCACAACGTGAAGTCGCAACTCGAAGCAGGTGACTAGCATGAGGACAACCGACAACATAGAGCTTGACGGCGAATGCGGCTATCCCGATTACCACGCAGTAGTTACCATTCAGCTGTGCGAACTGATTAACGACAATTTCTGCGACGATTCGTTCACTGGCTGGGAGTGGCCAAAATACGACGACGCTCAGGACGCGCGATTGAGAAAGAAGATTTCAGACCACTATTGGTTCCGTGAGATAGCGCTTGTTCCTCCTGGAATCTGGAAGCACGAGTTCATACGCAAGATGAACGAGATAATGCCAAAGTACATTCCGCTGTACAAGCTGATGGACGAATCTCCAGAGCTGTTTGGTGGAGATTCAGAGTGGTACAAGGGACGCGACATCTATTCCGACTTCCCTCAGACCCAACTTAGCGGAGACAACGGAGACTACGCAAGCAGCGGAAACGACAGGGAGTTCCAGAGGATTCGACAGGCCGATTTCATTGACACTGCAAAGCGGCTGCAAGACTACAACGACGTCGACCTGTTGATTGTGAACGACATGAGTTCGCTGTTCTCGTGCCTTTTCACGGTAAACACAAACAGCTACTAGCATTGGGATGTGAGATATGAATGTAATTGACTGGACTATCGTTATTCCATGCATAATGATTGTTTTCGACCTTGCAACTGGCTACATCGCAGCGACGTTCACGGGAACCGTTGACTCGAAGAAGATGCGTAATGGCATATACGGAAAACTTGGAGAGCTGTTCGCAATCGTGCTCAGCTACTTCCTAGAGTTCGCGATATCCGTATATGGCGCGGATGCCATAGGTATTAACGTTTCGCTGCCAATCGGTACTGGAATGTGCGCGTATGTAACTTTCACCGAGCTTGTTAGCGTAATAGAGAACATTGGGTGCATGAATCCTAAGATTGGTGCAAAGCTGATAGAAATCATCGGAATAAAGCCAGCCAAGGTAAATCTCGCATTGAAGGGAGATGACGATGATGCCTAAAGGAATTAGTGACGGAGGAATGTACCATATCGTACCGTATGGCTCGTACACGGCCTACACACCTGCGTTACCGCAGTTCTACTGGGACGTGTACAGTGCCGAGCAGCGCGTCAAACACATCTGCTACGAGATAGACAAGCTGGCAAATTACGCAAACTATCTGGCAGACACAATCAAGAAGATAGACGCAGTCTCGCCAGACGAGTTCGCCAGATACAAAGACAAGCTGGACTCTGAAATAGCAGCTCTAAAGGATGAGATTTACGACTTGCAGGTTGGTGCCCTCTCATGGAACGTACAGCATGGAGAGTACACGTCAAGCAAGCAGTCACAGCGAGACATGTTCAATGACATAACCGTACATGCAATCACTGTCAAAGAGCTAAACTCCCTCGACATGACTGTTTCCGAGCTGTCTGATTGTGGCTTGAACGTCCGTGGCCTTGCAGTCATGAGCAAATGGCTTACAGATAAATTTGAGCTTGATGACGATTTCAAGCCAATTGACTAGCAATGAAAGGGGTTTTGTAAATGGCTACTTCCTATACACCAAACTACAACCTCGACCTGTACACTGACACAGACAAGCCAAATCTCCGCGACCAGTACAACGGCGCTATGAACAAGATTGACTCGCAGTTCACTACCGTTTCAAACAACATCGTCGTAGCCATCGAAGCGGCAAATCAGGCAAAGGATAAGGCCGATTCCGCATCAGATTCCGCCGCAACGAACGCGCAGTCAATCGCAACGCTCAATAATACGGTTTCTGGCATCGACACGGCATACAAGGCAGCTGACAGCTCCATCATTGAAGCATACAAGGCGGCAGATGCAAAGCTGTCTAGCGACATTACGTCTGCATACAAGGCGGCAGACAGCGAGATTGAGACTGCATACAAGGCGGCAGACAAAGAGATTGAGACTGCATACAAGGCGGCAGACAGCGCGCTTGCGGCTCGATTCCCAATCAAGTCGGCTGACATTGCAGACGGAGCGATAACTGAAAGCAAACTCTCCGCTGACTTGCTTAAGCCATCCAACAGCGGAATATCTGCATCAGACAATCTGAAGGTCCTGTATGTCGGAGACTCCTATGGGGTACCAACGAGCTATAACACTCAGACTCCGATTCCTATGGCAATACAAAACATAACCAACTGGACCATCACCAATGATTCCAAGGGTAATCGAGGATATATTGCCAAGGGTAACGCAGGAGACAACAGGAACTTCGAAGAGACAATCAACAGCTACTCTGGTGAATACGACCTGATTATCATAGCTGGCGGAAGAAATGACAGCGGGTATAGTACAACAGGCAGCAGTGCCGAATATACTGCCGCTTTAAACTGCTTCAATACAGCTCATTCCAAGTTTCCAAATGCAAAGATAATCGCTGTGCCAATGCTGTGGCATGACACTGGCCTGACCTGTAGTGCGTCAAACGCATACGTTGGAATCGTCAGCGCGGCAAAAAGTTCAATTGGAACCTATTGTGTTGAAGGAGCACAATCTTGGGGGCTGGCGTTCACCAATTGGCAAGAGGGAGGTATACATCCTGATACCAGCATTGCAGAATCGTATGCCAGACGTATTGTAAACGCAATATGCACCAACTTCGATGGATGGGTTTCCTACAATGAGCATCTAAACTCCAGCAGCAACTACGACTTGTATTTTGCCTATAGTCACGGAGTATACACTCTGAATGGAGTAGAGCATGGAACCTATAACATTAAATCTCCTACTATTCCGCATTGGTTCAACCCCAAGGTTTCAGATAACAACTTTGCTGCAAGCGTTTTGACAAATGGCGCATATACTGCCGTGTTTATCAATGGTGAATCTATCAGCGTGTTTGGAACTCCTGATTCAGATGCACTTATAACTTGGAGCAGCTCACCATTCGGAAGCGCAGAGTAGAAAAGTATGCAACAGGAGTAATATATGCTCAACGGAATCGACATATCGAACTGGCAGCGTGGATTCAATCTGGAAGCGACAAAGCCAGGCTTCTGCATCGTCAAGGCAACAGAGGGAACCGGTTTAGTTGACAAGTCGTGCGACTCGTTCGTGCAGGAGTGCATCAGGCTTGGAATTCCATTCGGCTTCTACCACTTCGCTCGAACCAATGGTGGCGCAAGGGAAGCGCGCTACTTCTATACCCAGACTAAGAACTATGTCGGCAAGGGAATCCCAGTCCTAGACTTCGAGGACAGGCGAAACGACAACCATTACATTGACGAGTTCGTCAGGGAGTACCATGCGATAACTGGCATATACCCATGGGTCTACATGAACAGCGACTTCGTCAACAATCGAGGATATGGAACTGACTACGTAAAGCGAAACTGCGGACTTTGGCTTGCAGGTTATCCGTCTCGAACCACGATGTATCCAACGGTAAAGACGTGCCCTTACAAGCACAACGGATGGACTCTTGCCGCATGGCAGTTCACGGACAACCTCAGCATCGGTGGGATGCACGTTGACGGAGACATCTTCTATGGCGACACCAGTGCTTGGAAGATGTACGTCTCTGGAGGAAAGGAGACGAATGGCGCATCCATTGATGGCTCGGCGTACTCTCTGGCAAGGCGAGCGATAAACGGAGAGTTCGGAAACGGCTCCTCTCGCAAGGCGGCACTTGGCGAAAGGTATTCAGAGGTACAGGGAGCCGTGAACATGCTGCTCAATGGCAGCGATACAGAGCTTGCCAAGCTGGTCATCTCTGGAAAGCTGGGAAACGGAGCAGAGCGAAAGGCAATTCTAGGCTCTAGGTATGCGGCCGTTCAGAAGAGGGTAAACGCCATGCTCTAGCAGATAGGAGAAATCTCGAGACCAGCTAATTTCTCAAAATTAGATTAGTTTCATAGCTTCACGTGGCATTGCGCCCAGTCCAAAAGACTGGGCGCTTTTGCTTGGTTAGATATTCTACTGAAAAGTTATGGCCTTGGAGGGGTCGACACCAGACGTCCGCGCGCGCTTCAAGGGAATATGAGAGTGTGAACATATGTGCATATGTTCATATATGAAACGAACAGCACGATCTCATTTGCACCAAAATTTTCCTAAATTTCCGTTGCGCTTTGTGGCGCGACGGCGTACTATGTAGTCAAGCAAGGCGCAAACAGGAGCGAAGGAAGGAGCCACAAATGGCACGCTTCAACTACCAGAGGGTTAAGTCAGAGGTACACGACTATTGCAGCATGGCAGACCTCAATACGTTCGACGAGCAGGGAATTGTCGCGGCACTGCGGAAAATGGCATATGACAACGACTGCGACATCGACTCAATAGACGACGTGGACCCAGACGCATTCGAGGTTATCGTCCAAATGCACGATACTGGCTATTACACAACCATTGCCTAGCAGATTGTGAGGTATAGAAATGGATGCAACCATTTACGAAGGGTCTAACGTAAAAGAGACTTTCAAAAGCGATTTTAAGTCGCTTGTGAACGACATTACTATGGGCAACGACTCAGTGAACATGTATCTGAACACGCAAGACGGCGAGGGTGCACATTTGCTAAGTAATCACGCTTACGCATATGAGTACCTAGCATTTATGAACGCGCTTGATTCTGAAATTCGAGAGCATGGTATTGCTATAGTGATAGCGACCTACTACAGGACCGATGTTCATGCTACGGAGGTTTTCGTCGTGTGTGACGATGATTAGTAAGTGACTGAATGCGTGATACTAGGCGGGATGCCTAGTATCACGCACAAGAAACGACCACCACAACGAACATAAAAATAAAAACTATCTTGTTCGCGCCGGATGGTCCATAAACGCCGGAAACACGTTTGGGTAAAGTATGAATGATACTAGAGATATCGCAATTGATGTGCTTGATAATCTAGAGTATAGGCTAGGCGTTTTTGACGACGTTTTGAGGTTTTTGGATACTGATACGCTTGTTGATATCGCGCTGTATCTCATGCGCATTAATGGAGATGATGCTGAACTAGACACAGACGAACTAGAACAGATTAAAGACTATGCAAACATCCATGGAATTAAGGGGTAGAAATGGCTAAGCCACGTCATACGTTCTATGAGACGTTGGACAACAAAGGACGGCGCTGTATACGTCTTGACAAACGCAATGGACGCATTCTCGCAAGGTGGCGCGACGATATGCCAAGGCAACGTCGCGGATACTACCAATGGGTGAGGGAAAAGAACGCGGTGTTTGCGGGGTACGGGGATATGTGTTTCGACGCGATACGTAGCGCATTGCATGCGTATGGTTTGAGCGATTTTGACCCATTCGTGATGTGTCCAGAAGCTATGCAATACACGACGGTATTTATACCGCTTAAGGTAAAGTATGAATGACCACACTGTTGCGGTAGTCTATGTGGGCTGTTTCGTTCTAGCCGTTCTTTTGGGTATCTTGCGCGGATACATAAGGCGGCAAACGCGCAAGTTGCGAGACGAACAAAGAGATCTCATTAGATGGCAAATCGAGCTTGAGAAACGTGCAAGCGAGATACGCAAAAAATAGTCGATTACTTGCTCTTGTAGGACGATTTGATGTATAGTAAGTGCAGCGGTTAAGGGATAGGCCCAAACCCGAACAAGAGAGGAAAAGAAAATGAAGAACACCAAAGGTATCGCTTGCAAGGTCAATCACTATCACGTTACGGCGATTGCGGTAAAGGACGACGCTCCCGTTTCCATCACGTTTGACGCTAGCGAGCGCAACGCACGTGAAGCAAAGAAGTTCGCGGCTGAAAAGTTGGGCGTCAAGGCGTCGCAGGTGCTTGTTTCGTTCGAGCTTGAGAAGCGTGAGTTTATCATCAATTGCAGCTATGACGCACTCATGAACGCGCTTGGTGCTGCAAACATTGGTGTTTCTTATAAGGACGCAGAAGAGTAAATCAGAAGCGTAACCATACGCTAAAATTCTAGCGCCTTGTTTCCGTGGTGTC